GCTGCGCCCAGCCGCCGCCGTTGTACTGCCGTTCGAGGATGTACCCCGAAAGGTTGTTGTCCGGGTCGGTGGAGGTCCCCCACGTCACGGTCAGTTTTTCTCCGCCCCGAACGTCGCTCGGAACGTCGATGGAATCCGGGACCGACGGGGCGCGGTTCCAAATGATCGTATATGCGCCGTCCGAATCCGGGCTGTCAGATACCAAGATTTCAGATTTTAGATTACAAAGCGGGCGAACGCCCCCGTGGCCGTTGCACGCGCTGTTCCAAGTCATCGCGCCGGAGGAATAGACGCCGCGGACGTTGCACGAGTGCGACGCATAAGCGTCCGCAAGCCACCAGTACCACGGGTCATTGACGTTAAAACTGCTTGTCTGGTATTCGCTTTTTGATACGCATTCCGCCGTTGGCTTCGCCTTGCGGGAATTGTCATCCGTAAATAGCGCAAGTTTGCTTCCGGCCACCACGTCGCCCGACAATCCAACTTCCGTTGACGTGGCAAAGAAAATCTTGTCGGTGCATGTTTCTGTTCCGCCGCCGTCCATCTGCGCTTTTCCGACGGTCCGGTTCGTGGTCAGCAGGGCGGCAATGAAATTCGCGGAGAACCCCGCCAGAAAGCCCGCTTCTGCCTCGTACTCGTTGTAGTTGCTCCACACATTCGAGTTGTTCGGCGGCGCGTCCAGCCCGTGCTGGGCCGCGTACCACGCGCCCGCCCCCGCTTGACTGTTCAGCCATCGACGGATATTTGACCAAATCCAGCGGTTGTTTCCGTAGGAACGGCGGTTTCCGTCGTTGTTGCTCGGCTCCATAGCGTCAAAGCATTTCAGCGAGATAATGCGCTCCGTGATCAGCGTGACGGAATTCGCCGGAAACCCGGCGTGGTTCTTGTCCGCGATTTTCCAAATAATCGGTTTCCCGTTGTAAAGCGTCCCCGTGTCCTTGACCAGCGCGCCAACGGCAAGGGAACTTAAACTTTTTGCCATTGTTTAACACTCTCCTTGAATAATTTTTTGAACAGGCGGTCCGTTTCCCGGATAAGGTGGTGACAGTTGCCCTTTGCCGCATGGCTCCGCCAACTTCCGTATGACTGTTCGATTGCCGCAAGGGTAATTTTCCCCTTGTCCAGCAAGCCCCGCTGTTTCTTCAATTTCCGTTGCTCGTTACATTTGCTGTTCCTCCTTACCTTTCGCACGATCTTCCCCGTGTCGGTCATATAGGTTCGGAATCCAAGGAAATCAATTCCGTTCCGCAACGGGAAAATATTTGTCTTGTTGTTCAGTTTCAGTCCCAGCCCGGCCACGTACTTTTCAATCTCCCGGCGGCAATACTGCAAATACGCCTTGTCCTCGTGAATCAAGTAAAAGTCGTCCATATACCGCCCATAATAGCGGATTCCCAATTTCTCTTTTATGAAGTGGTCAAGCCCCGAAAGGTACATGACCGCGAACCATTGTGAAGTCTGGTTGCCGATCGGAATTCCGGGGTCGTCCGTGCTGTCAATGATCATATCGACAAGCCATAGAACGTCCGGGTCCCGGATAAAGCGGCGCACCATTGCTTTCAATGGTTCATGCGGAATTGAGTAGAAATATTTTGATATGTCGCATTTCAGAACCCAGCCGTCCGCATAATGGGCGGCGCGCGGGTCGGGCCGCGGCAACCCCTCCTCCCGGCACCGTTGTTCTTCCCGTGCTTTCCGCTCGAAATAATAGGACCGCATAAACGCTTCCAGTCGATACAGTCCGTCATGCGTCCCGCGCCCGGCCTGCGACGCGTAGTTGTCGCGGATAAAGGTGCAGGAAAACGCTGGTTCTAACACATTGTCACATAAGGAATGCTGAACCACCTTGTCTTTGAACGCGTTGGTCATAACAATGCGTTCTTTCGGTTCGTAAACCCGAAATACGAAATATTCCGACGGGCGATAGGTTTTGTTCTTCAGCATTTCCGAAAGCAGGCACAGGGCTTCCAGCAGGTTTGCTTCAAACTTCGCAACGCTTGCTTTGCCCCGTTTGCCCCGGCGGGCTTTTAGAAACCCTGCGTACAGGTTCCCGAAATCGTGTACCCGCTCGAATTCTGTTTGTTGCATAATAAAAAATGCTCCTTGCCGTGTATAGAATCCGCCTTGCGGGGGCGGCAAACGGTCCTCCGCCTGCCGTCGCAATGCTTCATCATCGGACCCCGCCGCGCGCCCGTGGCGGGGCGGAAGCTGGTTCCCGTGGGCCTTGCTTCACCAATCTTGTGTTTACCGTCGCGCTGTCACCGCGGCGGAGGGATGCGGCTTCCTTTGATAGTGGTCCTCTGTTTTCAGCCGTTGGCTTACTCATTCGCGGTATTCCACCAAAGCGGGCGAACGCCCCTGTTGCCGTTGTACGCGTTGTTCCAGTTCATCGCGCCGGAGGAATTGACGTTGCGGACGTTGTACGAGTTCGACGCTACAAGCCGCACCCCAAGAAAAACGCCCCGGCGATCACCGCCGCGGCGCATTTCCCCGTTGTCTGGATTCTGTGAACCGTTCGAGGTCCTTTTTCCTCCAACTGGCCGTCATCCGTTTTACTTCCACGGCGTACTTTGTCCACGCCGCGCATTGCGCCGTTGAAATCAGGTTCTTTCGTTCGGCCAGTTCGATCAAAAACAGCATGTCTTTACAACGTGAAAGGGCCTGTTTCTGTTCATACCGCCGTTCCCGGAACTCTCCCGCGTCCGTAATATCAAGTTCGTTTGCGTCCTGAATGTGAACCACGATTTCCCGCGCAAAGGTCATCAAATCAACCGCAAGTTTCCCGTGCCGCTTCGGAAAGCGGCGGGCGGTGGTCATGTCGTAGGTGTGAAATGCTAAATCTTTCGCTTTCGTGATGATGATAAATTCCTTTTCATCCGCCACGCCGCAAGCACCTCTTTCCCCGGATTTCTTCGATCTCCGACGGGTCCCCGTCGAACCGGAATCCCCATTCCGTGACAGTTAGAACCGCCTGTGCCCCGGTATAGGTCCGCCCGCTGATCGTCAGTTCGTCAGCGTCGGAATCGCACGCGGCGCAAGGCGGGTCCAGTTCCGCAAACAGATTCCCGATGATGCAGGACAGTTCCCGCCGTGTGCAGGCGTATTCCCTCAACATTCGATTCTGTTTCGGGCCGCGTTCCAAATGCCCTTTGTCATAACCACCCCGTCGAGGGAATCAAATTGCACAAGGAACGGGTTTCCGGTGATGTTGTTGAACAGTCCATCTTCCACGCGGGAAACGCGGCTTTCCAGCCCCGCAATCGCGGACAGGGCTTCCGCCGCGTCCGCCTCCGCCTGCTCTGCGGCCTCCGCGCCTGCGTCCCACGCGGCCCGCTCGCCCGGCTGAACGTGAACTTCTGTGTCCTCCGTGTGGTCGATCAGTCCGGCAATGGCCGTGTCGTAGTTCCCCATCGTCGTGGGGTTCACGTGAATGTCGCTGTTGTTCGCGTGGTCGTTCAGGGCAGTAACGTCTGCCTTTTTCTTAAACTCCGCGGCGTGCGCCGTCTGCGACGTGTTGTGGTCTGCAAGGTCCTTTTTCGTGGCCGTTACCACGTTCGGGTCAATGACAAAAGAGATCGCGCCCGTGTTGGAAATTTCGATGTGCATAGTCAGTTCAATTTCCCCGGCGGCTCCGCTGGTGATAATGACCTTTTCCGTGTCCGGCGTGTTGCAAACGGCAATCATGTTCGGCTCTTCCGCGTCGTCGAACACGCCCATTTCCCGGATAGTCCAGCCGCCCACGTCGGAGGGGACCACCGCCACCACGTCAATCATGTTCGGGGATTTCTCGTTGACCTCCACGCGGTTTACCTTTCCGCGCCATTTCTCGCCCTTTAGGGCGGTCATGGTGGAATTCGGCTTGTAGTAGCTTCCGCCGCCGTCGCCCACGGCGAGGGTTGTAATATTGACTTTCTGCCCCTCCATGACCGCTTCCGTGATAAGCTGAACGCCTACGTCGGTCACAATACTTCCGTATTTGTTTTCGATTTCTGCCATTGTTACGCCTCCGTTCTGTTCTGCGGGAAGATTTCAAGTTTCCCGGTTTGCTGAATATAGGCGGCGCATAACGCGCGCCAATCTGCCCCCATCTTCCGGTAAACATGCGGGTAAATGTCCACGCGCACGCCGACGGTGTGGCCCGCTCCGGCCTTGATGCGCGCCGTTTCCTCGATGTCCTCCGCAAGATAGGGGTAAACTTCCAGCCGCACGCCGACGGAATGGACCGCCGCCGTGAATACTGCCGCTTTTTTCTCAATCTGATAACTGATTGCTTCCAAATGGGACCGGAGGTTTTTATAAAAGCGCACCCGCTCCAAAACCGCCGCTTGCCGGTCCGCCGATACCCCCGATTCCGTCGCGCCGATGATGACTTTGAACATGTACGGTTCTCCGCCGTACTCGAACCACTCTTGCACCCGCGTTCCGGGGAATACCGCCCCCAGCGCGGTTTCGACGGCGTATTTCGTCCCCAACCTCCGGTGAACGCGCACGCTGTCCCGGATGGTCTGCCGCTTGACTTCGATCGGATAGGAATAGTCGTACCAATCCACATGCAGGTCATAGGCCAGCACGTCAAGCGTCTGTTCGTCCAGTTCGTCAATCCGGGCGTATATGATGTTCTTCCCGATCTGCCGGACGGTCCCTTGCAACTGCTCCGCAATGACCCGCGCAAGGGCCGTCATGGTCGGGTCGTTTTTCAGGGGAGGGGGGAGGGACCGCGTATAATCTGCCGAATGCAGTTCGTTGTCATTCACTTTCCGCACCCCCGTTCGTAACGGTGGTCGTTCCGATTTTCGCAACCTGATTGTCTTTCACCGTCGCAAAGGCCGGGGCGCGGACCTCCACCCGCTTTACTCCGGCTTGCATAAGCAGTTGAATCAAATAGGACGGGTTCACGTCCCGCCCCATCTTCTCCGCCTGCCATTTCTTGAACGCGCCCACCGCCGCGTTTACGTTCTCCGAAATCACGTCGTCGCTGATTGCGCCGCCCTCCTGTGTGTAGTAGGTCACGTCGATGTTGTATGCCACGGTTTCCGGGGCCTTGACGGTCACATGGTCAGTCAGCGGGCGCACCGTGTCCGCGTTCAGGATTTCCGAAACCTCTTTCAAGATTTCTTCCTCTGGCAGTTCTCCGCCTGCCAGCAGAACCCGCACGTCCACTTCTCCCGGCTCCGGCGACGTGGCTTTTACGTCCGCGATCAGGGCCGACGCGGATTTTGCGAAATACTCATATCCGCCCATCGGCCCCGCTGTGGAGTATGTTTCCACGCTCTCCCGTAGCCGTTCATAAAATGCCGCGTCGCTCTCTTCATCTGCGCCGCCCGCGCTTTCCGTTGTGTTCGACACGCTTTGAAAGTAGGGGAACACGTCAACCGCCTGTTTGATTTGCCCCGGAACAAAGCCGTTCCCGATTTCTCCCGCCTGCGTGCATTCCGCCGCCACGTCGCCGGACAACTGGCCCGCCGGAATGGTCAGGTCTTGAAGCGTGGCAAACACAACGTCGCCGTCCGGTGTTGCGCGGGTCCCTGCCGGGATGACGGTCGCGGTGTCAAGTTTGATGGACAGCGTATATCGCAAGGTTGTTTTCGCCTTTTCCGGCTCCAATCGGTACGTGTCCTTGAACAGTTCCGCGAGGGAATCCAGATATTCCCCCTCCGCGTATCGCGGCACGTTCTGTTTTGCCGAAAAGTCGATGTTCACCCGCT